TCGACGAATCCTTCCCGTTCCCAGTTATCAAAATAGAGGTTGTCCGGGTACTGGCTTTCCCACCACGGGTAATCGACGCGAAAATCGTTCAGCGTGACGCCCTGAATGGCGTGCCAGCCCATAATCAGCCCCCAGCAGTCATTCGAGCCCAGGATAAACGGACGCCCAATAAGCGGCACCGCCTCCGGCATTATCTCGGCGTATTCATCGCTGTCAGGTGAGTAAATACCCCAGATCACGCCGGAGTTGTTGCACTGCTGGCGGTCCAGATCCGACGGAATTGGCCGGGCACCGTCGCCCGGGTGAGAGTGGATGACGCGAATAATCGTCCCGATATCTTCGGCATTAGCCCAGTGCTCGCCGTCGATGCGAAAATGCTCTGTCGGATTTTCGTGCGTATTCGGCACAGGAATGTAGCGCTGGCGACGGCCAGACTGAATAACGAAGCCGCAGCACTCGCGCGGGGATTCCTCCAGCGCGTGTGCGCGGATCGCCGCCATAATGGTTTTGTTCATTGAGATGTCCGGTTATCGCGTGAAAAGTACAGTGGCCGGGAAACCGCCAAAATCAAGGACGGCCGCGTTCGGCTCCGCCAGGCCAGCGCCGAACCGTTTACGACAATCGCTGAGGCAGCCGCCGCATGCATCCAGCACCGGATCAGCCACCGGGTTACCCTTCGCATCGAAATACGCCGTACCGTTATAGGTACAGCCGTCACCGCTGCGGTACTGGCCGCGCAGCGCCCACTCGCAGAGCGATGTGATTTGCCGAGTGGGGATTACCAGGCTTTGTAAATCGGCGGGGCTGCTGAGCGTCCAGCTAACCACCTCATCGTCTTCAGAGGTCTTGGTATCAAGCCAGAAGGTTTGAAGCGTGAACATAGACGGGTCGGCGGTCGGGTTCACCCCACCAGGGTAATTCACGGCATCGAGGTAGACCGAATAGGTGTCGATAATGCTCACTTTGGCATTAACCATGTCTTTAAATTGCAGGCATAGCGCCGTGATATGACCGTCGAGGTTGGAAACGCTAAGAGACGGCTCTGCCGCTTGGTCTGTTGAGAGCGCCAGGCCAGTTACCTGAAACGGCCAGAAGTCATAAACCTTCCCGCCGAAAACGAGCGGTTTCGGCCCAAGCTTATTCTCGTCACCATTTGCCGCGTCTATCTCCTCATGCGTATGGGGGAATGGTGCGTAGTGAAAGCGGTGGACCCCGCCACTGAACTCTGAGGCGTCAACTTCAACCAGGCGTACTCTGCCACCCGGTGCCAGCATCGCCGCCTGATCGACTAATGCCATTATGCGTAAACTCCGTATGCCCGTTTGATAGTGAACGTCAGCTCAGCGAATTTGCTGCTGATCTGGTTTTTGCGAACAGAGTCGGCGACAACCCGGTACAATCCCTTCTCTTCGCCTGGAGGCGTTATGATGAAGGCCTTAACAGTGTGAGCCAGGAGAAAAGCGCGCACTGCGTTTACCTCCGACTCACTGCCAACGTGCTTCATCGGCACCTGGATCGCCGTGGAGTTGATGCCATTCTCAGCGACCTGCTCATAGCCATCGCCAAACTGCGCCGCTCGCACTGTCTGGCTGTATTCAATCGCGCCAGCACCGAGCTGCGAGCGCCAGCTGTATGTTTCAACTGCCATATTTACTCCATAAAAAAAGCCCCGCGTATGCGAGGCTCTGTATCGGTTCAAAGTATGGGCGATACGTTGTAATAAACTCAGAACGGTTTAACTTCCATTCATTTCGACAAGCCGGTAATCAGTTTTCCCATCCTTGTCTTCAATGCATTCAGCTCTGAATTTCTGCTCAAGACCAAATTTGTTTTTAGCGCTAAATTCCTGCGTAGCGTAAAACTTACCGTCATTGCCGAGCCATCTGTTAGAGCCAAACGCCGACATATCCAGGGTGCTTTTATTGATCACTGACTTTCTAACGTAAGCTTCACAGGCATTACGAAGTTCATCTAGTTTTTTATCTGCAAGTTCCTTGGCTTCTTTTTGCTTCTTTTCTTGTTCAGTTGGTTTATTAACCACCGCAGCGACAATAATCACAACAACAAGAAGCAACAACAGCCCAATGGTTCTTAAGATCTTCTTGAATATTTTATTTAACACAACCATCCCCTGATTATTATGGTTTTCAACATATTAACCAGGTAATGACGTTAACACTACCTGCCTTTGCTGAAGTTGTAGATCATGCCACCAGGTTTAAGCTGTTTCTGAACTACCTGCAGAGCGGCATTCTGCATTTCCTCGGCAAGCGCGCGCCCCATGGCATCACCAGAACTGGACGTTTGCGTTGTAACCGAACCGCCAGCATCTACGTTAACAGTGGTATTGATAATCGGGGCCATCCCGCCACCACCCTGGGCACGTACCCCCAAGCGCCCGGCAGAATCCCGAGTTAGCGGCATGATTGCCTCAGCACCAGCCTCAGCGAAGACGCCGCCTTTCGCAAATTTGGAGGCGCCCTGAAAAGAGAAATACTGTGGAGTATCGTAAACACCGTTCACATACTTACTAAGGCCGGGTGAGTCATAGACACCACCTTTTGCATTGAAGGTTACGCCAGCAGCGGCATTTGCATATGCCCCGCTGGGGGTGCTCCCGCCACTGCTTCCGCCGCTGATCCAACCCATGGCCGCCTGCACCGTGTAGGCAACCATCAACCTGTTTGTCACCTCAACGATCATCTTCAGCATCGATTTGCCAAATTCTTTGACTGAGGCTTTTCCGGTCGTCATAAGGCTGGTTAGCATGTCGCTCAAGCCGGTCAGCGTGGAACTAGCGACGTTTTTCACGGCGTCGTAGGTATTCGTGGCGGCTTCAAGATATTCATTCCAGCCACTCACCGCACCCGCTTTCCAGTCGCCCCGCAATTTGTCCTCTTCGGCGTAATATTTCCTGAGAGCTGCCAGTTCTTTTTCATACCCGGCATCCTCAAGTTTACCACCACCATTGAGCCAGCCCTGGCGGAGCTGCGCCTCTTCCATCATGCGCTGTGTTTGCCGACTGCTGAGGCCTGCACTGTCGCGCAAGGCATCGGTCTTTTCCGACATCTGCGTGACGTATTTATTGGCCTGCTGCGCCAGGCCATTAATTTTCTGCTGTGCCTCTACTTCCTTGTTCTTTTGATCAACCACCTTGGCGGCGTTCAGAATCGCCTCACGGCTCGACAGTAAAGATTTTTCCTGAGCCGTCAGCGCGCGGGTTTTGGCAGCCTCATCCAATTCAGCAAATCGAGATTGCTGTTTACTGAACTCGGTATTTTTAGCGTGGGTTTCGCCAGTTTGTCGGAGGGTCTCGAGCGTTTCAGTTAACGTTCTGGCCTGGGCGCGGTAGTTCTCCAGGGTGCGATCGCCAGCTTCCAGAGTGGCTTTCGCCTCTTTGGTCTTTTTGGCTGAATCCTGAGCAAGCTTCGAGACTGCGTCTCTCGATTCTCGACTTGTTCCGCCATCGCCTTTTACGTTGGCCCCTCTCGCTTCAGCTTCATAGTTTGCCTGTGCGTTAGGCGCAGTGACACGCTTCCAAAGCTCGTTATAGCGTTTTTTGTTCGCCTCAATCTCTTTGTCCGCTTCCGCTCCAGCTTTTTTCATTGCCTCAACGTCCATGCCGAGGAAATTAGCCAGCGCACCGCCACCCGGGATTTTTTCTGCCCAGCCAGCGATGGTGCCAGTGAATTTGGCGTCCAGAGAGGTGATGTTGAGGAACAAGTCTTTAATCGAGGACTTAACCAGTTCGAAGATATCGATAATCTGGTTTCCCCATGCGCGCACGGTAATGCCTATGTCGCCAAAGGTGTCGGAAGCGCTTTTCTTCAGATTTTCCCACGTTTGACCGATATTATCGGTCGCTTTGGTGGTCTCCTCTGCACGTTTTGCCATGACGCCTGCAAACAGCTCAATAGCTTCGGTAACAGCCGCCTGCTCACCCTTCTGCTTACGCAGCTGGATAATGTGCTTGATCATGGCTTCATCAACGAAACCATATTGTTCATTGAGGCTGGCAAGCCCTTTAACCGGATCGCTGACAATCTTTCCGAAGTCGCTCATTGCCGCTTTGGTATCATTTCCGGCCTTACCCATGAGGGTGATGGTCGTTGCGACCTGCTTCATCTGACTTGCGGTATATTTGCCAGTATCGTTCAACGTAACCAGCGTCTCGACGGTGGAGCTAATCGATGTATTCGTCTTGCCAGCCACTTCCTCAGCGGCCTGGTTGAGCTGCTGCATTGAGGAGAAGCCAGCTCCACCCATCATGATGACAGAGCGTGCCACCTGCTCAAATTGCTCCGAGGAGTTATACGCTGCGGCAGCCAGCAGGCCGATCGTGCCAATCAGCCCACCAAGTGCGATTGTGGTAGGGTTAATCATCCCAGCCATGCTGCGGATGTATTCGCCGACGCCGGACAGCGCCCCCTGAACCGAGCCGAACTGGTCTTTAATCTGCCCGCCCTGTTGCAGCAGGATCAGGAACGGCGACTGACCGCCAGCCAGCTGCGTGGCGATATCAGTGAATTGCGCCGGAAGCGTGCGCATTGCTGCGCTGTACTGACCAACGGAGATTCCAGCGCGCCGGGCAGCAGCTTCCTGCCGGGATAGCGCTTCTGGTAGTACGTCTGCGACACCAGAGAGGCGCTCACGCGTCTGGTTAAGGATTGTGTTGAAGTGCTCGAACTGAGCACCGTTAATGCGCCCTGCTTCGAAATGGGCCACCAGCTGTGCGTGCTGTTCATCCAATGAATTGAACGCGCGGATAGTCGGGTCGATGGATCCAAGAAGGTTCTTTAACGCTGCGGACTGCTTCTCTGCCGCCTGGGTAGCGGCTAATTCGGCCTGAGCACGCGCCGCGGCTTCTCCGGTGTCGGTCAGCTTGAGGCGGGTGTCATCCAGGATTTTGTTGTAAGCCTGAAAGGTATCGGTATCCAGGAAACCTTTGGCCTGGAATTTCCGCAGCGATTCTTGCTGCTCATCCAGGCGGTTTAAGGCCTTGGTAACCGGGTCGATATTCTCCAGCAGCCCTTTGAGCGCGTTCTGCTGCTCCTTGAGCCCTTCACTGCCTTGCTTCGCAGATTCAGCGCCAGCGCGAAACACGCTATTCAGATCATCTGCTTTATCTACAGCACCGGCCGCCGCCTGGCCGAGTTTATCCAGTTCGTTGCTGGCTGTTCTCAGGTCAGAAACATCGGCCCGCAAAGTAATCGAGGCGATCTGGTCTGTCATTATTTCGTCTCCTTATGCATTACCTTGAGAGCTTCGCTTTCCATAATTTGAAGGTCAGCCATGCAGGCCGCCGCATCCTCAACCCTGTGTAACTCGAATATCCAGGGGAGAACGTTGTAATCAAGGCCGGTCGCCCCGCTTGCGCCAACTCGCCACTGGGTCGCCAGGGAAGAGAAGATGGTGAAGGACCTCCACACTGAGGGCAGTATCCCCACCTCTTCCTCCACGTCCTCAGGCGTCAAACCAAAAGCGCTCAGCTCCGCGAGCGTCGGTCCCGGCGTATACAATGCTGCGGCGACCTGCCTCAGTTTTTTTCGCGGATACCCATCAGCTCTTTGGTGTATGCCAGACCGATGCTGTCGAACGCGCGTGGATAGTTCCGCAGAAGGACAATAACGTTTTCGCGGTTGAACTCATCGGGAAGCGCCCACCCCTCGACAATTTCCATGAGGTAGTCGGCCTGCGGCTCGATAGCATCCTTTTTACCTTCGGCGGCCTTTTGCAGCTTCTCGTCCATGGAGCGCAGCTCTTCCAGCGTCTTATGGCGGAAAGTGAACGTCAGCTTGCCGTCTTCGGCGCCAGCGCGCGGAATGCTCGCGGTCACAGAAAAAGTTGGGTTGGGGATCAGGGAAAATTTGGTCATTTCGATTCCTAAGAAAGACTTTGGTTTCAGTTGCGAAGTAAGCCCGGCGTACCGGGCTCGAGTGGTTAGCTGACCGTGACGGTGCAAGCAGCAGAGGTGATAGTTTTGCCTGCCGCGTCAGTGACTTCGCAGGTATAAGAGCCAGCATCACCGGATGCCACAGATGGAATGTTGAACGTCGAGGCGGTTTTGCCCGGAATTGCGGAGCTTCCTTTCTTCCACACGTAGGTGTAAGGGGCTGAGCCGCCTTGCATAACGACGGCTAAATCGAGCGCATCTCCAACACTAACTGATTTGGTTGATGGCAGATCAGTCAGGAACGCCAGCGGCGTAACGGATGAATCGGCGATCGGGTAAATCTGCATATCCGATTCGAAGTTCATGCGCGCTTCGTTGCTTTCCACGGCGTTGATTTCGGTCTTAGGCACCTTCTGGAAAGACACTTTGGCAGAGTAATAACGGTCCGCTTTGCCGCGCGGGTTATGGAACCACACAGCAGTGGTGTCGCTGGATTCGTCAAGTTCACTCAGACGCTTGTAAATTGCCAGTAGCGGATCGTGCGCGAAGGTGTAGACCTGCACCACGGCGTTTTTGAAGGTCGGGATGGTACGGGCCTTATCGTCTTCCAGGAACTGCACGCTGATGGTCTGCTGATCACCACCCTCAGTGGATAGGGTCATCACCTGCGGCATCGTGATCCACGTGTCGATTTTACGCAGCGAGCCCGCGCCAGTGCCTGCCGGGAATTTGGTGGTGTCAGAGGTATCGAACGAATCCAGCACGATTTTGGTACCGGCTACGGATTTAACGCGCAGCACCATATTATCGAGTTTTAGCCAGCCGGAGCTCACCTGCACTACGTCGCCAGCCAGGATGCCAGCGGCAGATGCAACAGTCAGTTCGCATTCAGTAGCGTTAGAGGCAGCGGTAAAGGTGATGGGAGCCTGATAGGCCTTGGCCACGTTCACACGCGAGCCGTTAGGGATTGCGAAT